AGACTCTTGAGGTGGGCAGCAAGACACTGTTCCAACGGAGACAGGCCGTGCGCGACATTAGCGAGACTGCTAGGGCTAACTACTTTTACTGTCGCGGTTCAAGCAAATCCTCGCAAGAGAATGTAGCTTGTAATCGCTTCGGCTTGGTGAGTTTTCCCATCCAGTGGTTGCCCGTTATTAAAGACAGGCATTACTGGCAGCAAGTCGCGAGTGCGAGTGCACTTTTCCAACAGATGCGTCTAAGACGCTAGAGGAGTTTCAATGCCGGCAATCGCCGCTTTGACAGTGGCCGACGGTGAAAGCACCCCGGTCAATCATACGTTCAGTCCCGCTGGCATCAACGCTGACGGCGTGGCCTTCTACGAAAACCGGGTAACCGGGATTCAGGTTGGCTACGAATCCTTGTCGATCGGCATCCGTCGTCCTGCGAAGCAGGCGAACGGTAGCCGTAACAACAAGGTCACGCTGAAGATGTCCCTTCCGACTCTTGAAGTCACTTCGCCCGCAACCGGTACCGGCATCCAGCCGGCGCCGACGAAGGCGTATGACGTCATGTGTGCGGTCGAGTTCGTTCTTCCGGAGCGATGCACCAAGCAGGAGCGTGACAACCTCCTGACGATGGTCGCAAACCTCCTGGACAATGCGAGTGTTCGCACTTGCATTGAAGAACTCGAAGCCGTTTACTAAGCTGAGCTAGTAACGACAGGGGAAACCGTGAAAACTGAGTTATCCACGGACATCGCTGCGACTAAGTCGCAGCAGCGTAGGGTTGCGTTGAACGCTAACTTCGTACGAGACTACTTAGAGGCTCTGGATTGTCCTCGTAGCTTAGCCGTCTACCTTTTATGGTTGGCAGGCGAGCATAGGCAAATCGCCGAGTTGGAGATCGACCCCAAGAAATACAGGTCGAAATTTGACTTTCGCGACGCCTACGAGGCAACTCTCTTCTTGAGGAAGGACTCGTCCTTACGGACGGGTATCGACCTCGAGGCTGTGGCGAGGGAGAAATTCCTCGCCTCTGAGAGCCAGTGCCGTCAGACTAACCGAAGGTTCTACTCTTCGCATGGAAAAACAGACCATGCGACGTTGGCTGTCTTGTTGACTGCCCAGCGAAAAATAGAGAGAGTTCTAGGTGAGTTTGATTCCTCTGAGTTTGTTGAGTGTACGGGTTGGGGGCCTGGTGCGAGCTACCTTATTAGAGGACTCGACACTTCGGCTGAAAACAAATTCCGTTCAGAGAACGGAGCTACGCGTCGCCTTGTAGAACTGATCGAGCCCTGGTTCGGTATTGCCTACCCGCTTTGGGATGAAACCTTTAGCGATTGGCAACTGGTACCAGGTAACTCTGTGACGTTCGTCCCCAAAGATGCTCGAAGTCTGCGGACCATTGCAATCGAACCAGGGTTAAACCTCTGGTTTCAGAAAGCGATTGGCTCGATGATCAGAAAGCGTCTGCGGAGAGTTGGGATCAACCTCGATAGCCAGAAGAATAACCAGCTTTTGGCTCTGAGAGGTTCACTCCGCGGTGACCTGGCTACGGTCGATTTCTCGTCCGCTAGCGATACCATTGCTTATGGCCTGGTGGCGACTCTCTTCGGAGAGTTTAACCCATGGTTCCAGGTGATGGATCTTTGCAGGTCTACTTGCGGCGTCTTAGACGGCAAGAGCTTTAACTACGAGAAGTTTTCCTCAATGGGAAACGGATTTACGTTCGAGCTCGAGTCTCTCATCTTCTGGGCACTGGCGGAGTCGGCGGCTGAGTTATCTCATGCCTTCGGTCCCGTTTCTGTGTTCGGAGATGATGTGATTCTGCCGAAAGAGGCGTACCCCTTGTTCGCCAGGGTCAGTGAGTACTGCGGCTTTACCGTCAATCGCCGAAAGTCATATGACGACGGTTGTTTTCGGGAGAGTTGTGGTGTTCATTACTTTGACGGGCTTGACTGCACTCCTTTCTATCGTAGAGGAGAAATCGAGGACCTTCTCTCTGTTTTCAAAGTCCATAACGGGGTCCAACGAATGGCTCATCGCCATTGCGGTATTGGCCGAGATAATCGTTTTCGCCTGGCTTGTAAAGGCCTTGCTCGAGCGGTTCCTCGACAGTATCGATTTTGGATCCCGGAAGGGTTTGGAGACGGAGGGTTGGTGGCGGATTTCGACGAAGCTTGTCCGGGTGGCTCTAGTTCTGCGCCTGCGAAGGCGCAGTTCTCGGGCTACCAGGCGGGATTCGTCTTCAGATCCGTCGTAGCGGTGTCATTGACTAAGTCTGATGACTCTGCTGGCACCTTGCTTGCAAGGTTGCATTCCTCGAGCG